ACAGTAGGATTAGCAAATCCATTCGCTCGCAACATGATCGTATCAACAGGACAATGGTCAAACATCATGTCTCTTAACGATGCAGGTCGTCCAATCTACACAGCATCACAGCCAATGAACGCAGGCGGAGCAGTAGCGCCTACATCACTTACAGGCAACGTTGCAGGACTCAATCTATATGTTGATCCTACAAACGGTGGCGATGGCGATGGAACAATTCTCATCGTTAACCCAGATGCTTACACATGGTATGAGTCACCAACATACCGCCTTCGTGCAGAATCAACAGCAGCAGGTCAAGTAACAATCGGTTACTACGGCTTCGGTGCAATCGCAACTAAGGTTGCTGCTGGTGCGTTCAAGAACAACAAGGCATAAGTAACACCCTAAGTCGCTGGGAGTGGGGCGCAGCCCTTGCTCCACTCCCAGTCTTTAGAAAGGAATATGAATGTCACTTTGCACAGTTGCAGAACTTCGCTCAGCGTTAGGTGTTGGCTCGCTATACGCTGATGCCACCCTTCAACAAACTTGCGATGCAGCTGATGCCGTCATTCTTCCAATGCTATGGAGTCCTACTTACTTCACAGTAGCTCATGGCAACATTATTGGCACAGGAACTTTATACTTTGACATTCCTGTTAAAGAAATCTTTTATGTTGGTCAAACTGTAACTATTGCCAATTCAGGTTCTTCCTATAACGGAAACAAAGTGCTTACAGCCGTTGGCGATTATTCAATTAGCATGGCTACAAATCACAGTACAGTACAACCTAAACACGCTATTGCACCTTTTGGAACAGTTGCTTCAAGAACCTACACAGACTGGACACTCGATTCAGCAGTGCAAGAAGCAGCACTTATGATTGCAGTAGATATCTGGCAAGCTCGTCAGACAACTAGTTCAGGCGGAGTATCACCTGATTTTCAGCCTAGCCCATACAAATTAGGAAATACGCTTTTGGCAAGAATCAGAGGGCTCATTGCCCACGCACTTGATCCGCGTTCGATGATTGGGTAGGAAATGCCAGTTGCGCTTACTACTCTTAGAACCACGATTGCGACAGCATTAGTCGATAACAGTAAGTGGCAGACATTTGCATTCCCACCAGCCACAGTTCTTGCTAACTCAGTAATCGTTAGCCCTTCTGATCCATATTTAGAGCCTAATAACAATCAACACAACACGATTGCTCCAACTGCTAATTTTAAGATAATCATCACCGTGCCTTTATTTGATAATGAAGGCAACCTTAATGGAATTGAAGATGCCCTTGTGGGTGTGTTCAACAAACTCGCAGCATCCGCATTGACCTATAATGTGGGAGCAGTCAGCCAACCAAGCGTTCTTAACGCCCAATCTGGTGACCTGCTTACTTGCGAGATGTCACTATCCGTTCTAACTACCTGGAGCTAAAATGTCCGAATGGGAAAAAGAAAACGAAGCCTTCCTGAAGAAAATCGGGCAGGTTACTTCAGCACCAAAGCCAGCATCTACTAAGAAAGACGAGGAATAATCCTAATGGCTGTATTTCTAAACAATAACGTAGGCGTTAAGATTAACTCTGTTGATCTTTCTGACCATGTAACAGCAGTAACAATCAACCGTTCATTTGATGAACTCGAAGTAACAGCAATGGGCGATTCTTCTCACAAGTTCGTAAAGGGCTTGGAAGCATCAACAGTTACAATCGACTTCCTCAACGACACAGCATCAGCGAATGTTCTAGCAACACTTCAAGCTGCATGGGGAACAACTGTCACAGCAGTATTCCTACAGACAAAGGGAACAGCAGTATCTGCTACAAACCCACTTTACACAGTTTCATTGTTAGTCAATAACACAACAGACATCAACGGTGCTGTTGGCGATATTGGTACACAATCAATCACATTTACTGCTAACTCAACAGTTGCAGTAGCATCAACAGGTACTTTCTAAACAACTAAACAAAGGGGCAAAGCATGGCAAAGTTAAAAGTAACAAGGGCAGATGGATCAGTTGGGGAATACCCAATCACTCCATTGGTGCAGTATGGCTTCGAGATTTACGCTAAGAAGGGCTTTCACAAAGCGTTTATCGAAGATCAGAAGCAGAGCGACATCTTCTGGCTTGCCTGGGAATGTATCCGCCGTTCGGGTGAAACTGTTAAGCCATTCGGAGAGCAATTCATTGAAACCTTGACAACTGTCGAGGTACTAGATGATGACCCTTTGGCTTAGGGCGCGACTCGATCACCTATCTGATTGCTAAATTAAGTGTCAGACTCGGGATCGCGCCACAACAATTATTAGAGCTAGATGAAGTGATGTTAAAGAACCTAATCAAGGTTCTACAGGAAGATGCAAAGGAGATAGCCAATGCCAGCAACCGTCAAAGGCGGCGTTGAACTCCGTAAGGCACTTCGCAGATTTGCTCCAGAATTAGGCAAAGAAACACAAAAGGAAATTGCTAGCGTTTTAAAGCCTGTTGTAAAAGAAGCTAGAGGATATGTCACCGTTTCGCCATTAAGTAACTGGGCGCGTGAAGGCGGCAAGTTTCCTGTATTCAACGCATCAATCGTCAAGCGCGGTATTGGTTATAAGACAACACCATCGAAGCCTAACCGCAGAGGCTTTACAGCATTAGCGCAGATTCGTAATCGTTCAGCTGCTGGTGCTATCTACGAAACAGCAGGTCGCAGAGCGCCAGGCACAAAGCCATCATCACGCCCTAACTTTGCTCAGGCTATGGGCCCACTTACAGGATCAGGCAAAGAGCGTGGGCGCTTAATTTACAAGGCTTGGGAAAATGATAAGGGTAATGCTACAAAGGCTGTTCTGAAGGCTATTGACAATGCTGGTAAGACTTTCAATCGAATGGTAGGCACTCGCTGATGGCTAATGTAGTAATTGATATTGCAGCCGAATACACAGGCAATAAAGCATTTAAGCAGGCTGAAACTGCAACATCTAAACTAGAAAAGTCTGTTGCTAAATTAGGCAAGCAACTTGCTGGAGTCTTTGCTGCATCTAAGTTATATGCATTTGGCAAAGAGTCAGTTAAAGCATTCGCAGCAGATGAGAAGGCTGCACGATCATTAGCCTTAGCCCTAGCCAATACAGGCAACGCTTTTGCAGCCATCGAGGTTGAGAAGTTTATCGGTGACTTACAGCGCGTTACAGGCGTTCTAGATGATGACTTGCGCCCAGCGTTTAGAACCCTTCTTACAGCCACAGGCGATGTTAAGAAGTCACAGGATGCGTTAGCACTTGCTTTAGATATTAGCGCTGGTACAGGACGAGACTTAGGTCAAGTCTCTGTTGCATTATCACGAGGCTTCTTAGGTCAGACCACAGCGCTTAGCCGTTTAGGCGCAGGATTAGACAAGGCAACACTTAAAGCTGGTGACATGGATGTCATCATCGGAGAACTTACAGATAAGTTCAGAGGTCAGGCACTAGCTGCTGCCGAAGGCTATGCAGGCGCGATTGCCAAGCTTACAGTTGCATCCAATAACGCAAAAGAGATTATTGGCAAAGACCTGCTAGATGCTATGCAGATGGTTGCAGGCAATGAAGGTATCGGCGGAGCAACTACAGCAATGGAAGGCTTTGCCACTCAGATTGGTAATGCTATCTATGGCATCGGTGTTCTTACAAAAGCAATAAAATCTATACCTGGTGCAGGATTTATTGGTGATGTTTTATCTGCTGGTACTCAGATTTCAGGAATAGGACTTCTTTCCAGATTAGGTGCATCAAGTAAAGCTCGTTCAGCAGGCACACCACAGCAATCGCCTGGAGAACGCATGGCTATTGATCGAGCCAATAAAGATGCGCTGAGACTGCAAAAAAGCAATAACACATTAAAGAAGATTGACAATGATGCAACTGCTCGAAAAATTGTCCTATCAGCAGACCAATTAGCGCTTCAGGAACTAGAAAAGAAGTTCGATGTAGAGCGCATTGGATTATATGCGGCTCTCAATCAATCAACTGATGGCGAAACAAAGATGCGCCTTCTATCGCTCATCGCTATTCATGATCAGAATACTGCTATGGCTGCAATGATAAAGAAGGCTAACGAGGCAGAGAACGCCTTTGCGGCATTCATTGAAGCCCT